CTCGCCGGCCAGAAATACGCAGGAGCGCATACAGCACCCAATACATTGTGGTTCCACGCACGATCATTTCCGTGAAACCTGCCTGCAAAATGAAGATCTCTTGTATGTCAGCCACGTCTATGTGCCTTATCCCGAGTCAAGCGCCACAGCTCGCGATGCTTCAATAGGCGAGTCAGCGGGTAGTCCGCGCTCGATCGCCGCACGGTCTTTCTTCCCCGAAGAAACAAACTGTCTCGGAACAAACTGCTGGCGCTGCATTGGCAGCGTAGCAATTGGCATGCCCGTGCCGATTGCTAGCGGAATTAGGGCGCCACACACAGAGACTTCCAGGTCTTATTGCCTTCCAATACCTGTCGGCGTACAGCCGGAGGTGTTGCATTCACTTGTTCCAAGGTGTCGAAATAGATCGGGCGCGCATGGTCGCAGTACTCAACGCCGACCTTTGCCGGAGACACGCACCCAGTCGTGCTTAAGCTCATCAGCAATGGCGTCATCATCCATACGCGCTGTTTCCATCTGCACATCACGCACCTCCTGACGGGCCTTGGCCGCCTGCTCGTTGATTTGATCTGACGTTTCTTGGCGCTCCGCCCGCCGCCCCGTAGCGCGCCCCTGATAGAACACGCTGACCAAAGTTGCTGCTGCAAGGCCGATCAGCAGCAGGACGCCTTTGAACCGCTCAACCCATGCGGACATTGCCACCCCCTACTGCCGCGAGCGCCTGGGCATACAGCGCCGGCCACGTTTGCGGGTGCGGCTTCCCTGGACGCCAAGTCCGCAGGTAAAGCGCCCACGCGCCGTCCGCGTCACCCAACGAAGGCAGGCGCTGGGGATCGGTCCACAACAGCAACCGCGCGAACGCCGCCGCCAGGACGTCGTCGTGCGCCAGCGAGTTGTACACGTCCGTCGTGGTCGGCTCGACATCCCGAGCGGCGCACACTGAGCGGGCGGCCGCCCAGCTCGATGGATGCGACAGCACGCCGAGCACGCCGCCCCCACGTTCGAATTGCCAGAAGCCCACGGCCGGCCCTTTGATCTGCCGTCGATGCAGAAAGCGACTTTCCTGCAAGCCAATGGCAAGCAGCATCACGCGCGCTTCGCGGGTGTCGCGGTTGGCGGGCAAGAGCGCAAGCGCAGGTGCGATTGCGGTATCGATAACAGTCTTCAAATCCACAATCACCCCTCCCCACCAGGCCGCACGCCCAGAATCTTCGCGCGGACCTCGGCCACCCATTCAAGCAGCCCCTTCTGGCGCATGCTTGCCATCCAACGCATGTACGCCCCCAATACCCACCACGCAGGAAGCCCGGCCAGCAGCATGCTCGGCCCCAACACGTAGAACTTCGCCAGCAGCGCGTCATCGCTGCCGGCCCCGTGTTGTGCCAGCCAGATCATCGCGTCCATCAGACCTGGTTTCCACGCGATCACCGCTCCAGCCAGCGCCGGCCCAAACATGAACGAGCATGCGACGGTTGAAATCGTGCGGACGGTGAACTCCCGCGCCGACCGTGGCGGCATGATCAGCAGGCCCAGCATGGCCGCCAGCGCCGCCGGCACGCCATACGCCATTGCGACCTTCAAGGCAGCGAGGCCTCCCAGCCCCGTAGTACCTGGTTCCATAGTTGCACTGCTCCTGTAGACGGTGCGCATGATTGCCTCCCGTTTGGACGAAAAAAAGCCCGCCGAAGCGGGCAAGATGAAACGCATTGGACTACCTGACGAACGAAATCAACGCGAGACTGCCCGTTACCGAGACCGTCCCCCCGTTCGGGCGTGGAAACTCAAGGCGCAGGGTGTGCGCGCCCGCACCGATCCCCGTGGCAATAGCTGTCATAGACTTCATGTTGTCGCGCTCATCCTGGGTGTACAAGACGATCGGAGACCGGCTGATGAGATTGCCGTCTAAGAGCAGTTGCACCTGACCGCTCGGAATCGCCGACGCTGCGCTGCTTCTAGCGGCGAAGTCATAGTTAATGATGGCGTTCCCGGCGGCCGGCATGGTGAAGTTGATCTGGACTGCATTGTCATTGCTCCCCTGACCAAAGCCCAGATTGATTGCCACAGCGTTCCCTGCTGTTACCGCCCCGTTCTGTAAGTGCAGGGTGCCAATTTGAGCGCTCTGGATGTTTGCAGACCTTATGTAGGCCTGATCGATGTTGGCGACCTTGGCATTGAAAGTGCCTGCATCGATGCGGTCTGCGCTCATCGTTCCAGCCGTAATCTTGCCGGCGTCCAGCGTATCGATGTTCGCGTTCTTGATCCAAGCCGTGCCGATGAGCGCCTGATTCATGAACACCTGGCTGCCTTGAATCACAAACGGCGTGACGGGCTGCGGCCCATTTGGATGAATGACGGCGAATCGGTCGGCGGCAACGAGAAACTGCGTTTCGGTGACGCCGCCCGAACTCTCCGCCCCCAATCCGATAGAGGCCACGTAGTAGCGATTGCCAACGGTCACACCCGTGCGAAGAGTCCACGTCGCCGATACATCGCGGTCCAGATTGGCAATCGCGGTGCTCGTCTCCTCCACCGCTGCGAACGCGTCATTTGCCGTGTCAGTGGCGTCTTTGACCGATGCCTGTACGCTTGTTATGCGCTCTCCCATTGCGCTCACATCATCAGCCCGCGTTTTGCTTTCTTGTTGAATCAGACCAGCGTTTTCCCCAACCTTCGTGGTCAAGGTTCTGATGGACTCGGCCGTCGCTTCGTGCTGCTCTTGGCGGATGGTGACTTCTTCGCTCAACCCCGTTTCGAGCGCGGGAATCTTCTTGATCGGGGTTAGTACATCTTGGCCCAGCTGCGTCTGGCCGATCTGTCCGTTGAAGTAGTTCAGGACGTCGCCAAGCTCGGTGCTGGACTGCCCCATCGCCCCGTCGCCTGCGGGGAACCTTGGGCCAGGCAATCCGTTCTTGTCCCGCAAGATGGCCCAAAAATAGAGGCGTACGCCGCCAGACAGCCCCATCAGCAAAGCGGAGTTCTGCGGAAACGCGTACTCGCCCATCGGAATCGCGTCGGCAAAGTCTGGGGTCTTGCTGTACCAAATCTCCGTTTTCTCGATGATGGACGGCCCCGGCGCAAAGCCCCATTTCACCTGGATAGCAAACACAAGTGCTGAAGTTCCCTGCGTGGGTTCCAGGTGCGTCACGGTGGCTGGCGGCGCGAGAATGCCATCCAGTTGCGTCTGCGTCGATGTGGCCCATATCGAAGCAATGTCCATGGCGTTCAGCGCCCGCACGCGGCAAAGGAATGCGCCCGCATACACATTCGGCACCTCGATGCTGGTCGATCCAGTGCGAGGGAGATTCACCCACTCCGAATTGTTCCGTCGCCACTGCACTTCATAAGCAACAGCGTTCGCCGCAGGCTTCCAGGAAAACACTGCCGTATGGCTGGCGTATCCCTGAGCCACAACCGGATATGAGGTGATCGTGACGTCCGACGGTGGCGCTTGAACCCCAGGCGGGATGATGGTGATGGGAAGCGGGTCAAGGCGAGTTCCGAAATCTACGTTATCAAACTTACCCGGCTCATGCTGGATGGCTGATATTTCAGCGGTCAGCCCGTCCTTGCGCTTGACGCCGAGGACACGAAACCGTTGAGCAGAAAGCGCTTCTGATTCCAGCGTCCATACACATTCGGCTTGAGGCACCTCCGAGAATGGCGCGGTAACGGTCAATATCAAGACGGTTCCGGGTACGCCCACCATGTCCGCCGTCAGCTCGGTGGAGTCCACGGTAAACATCGTCAAATCGGCGGTCAGGCCCTGCCCCACTGCCGTGCTGATGATCCGCGTTTCGGACACACCGCTGGGCAGGTTCACCGTCAGACGGTCCCCAGGCCGGACGCCCAGCTCTGCATCTACCGTGACCACCGTAGCGGTGGCGGCCCGGATGCGCCCGCCGATACGCCGACCGGCTAAATGCTGGTCAGCCACGCGGATGATGCTCCCTGGCCGCACGCGGCAAGCATCCAGACCCACTTCGAATGACACGGAGCGCGTTTCCATGCGCGACGTCAGCAAAAGCCACTTTCCAACGCGATTTGCTTGCGCACGCGAGGTACACCCGAAGGCGGTGACCTCCACCTGCTTCAGCCCATACCGAGCAAGCGCCTGGCGGTCTTCTACATACTCGACCTTCTGGCGGCCCATGTCGGACAGATCATTCCACGACACCAGCGCGACGGTATAACGGGTGTTCAGCGCTGACCCAACGTAGTTAAAGCGCCCGTCGATCACGTTGGCCGAGGTGAACGTGTAGACAGGGTCACCAGGCATGTCGCCAACAGCAAACACAGAACCGCTCGCCCAATACGCGATGCCCCGGAAGGCGGATGCAAGGTCTTGCAAAACCCTAAAGGCGTCGGCAGCCGTCTGCAAGTAAACGTTGCATGTGAATCTTGGTTCCTGACCACCGAAGCCGTCCGGCACCAGCTCGTCGCAGTACCGGCCAATCTGGTACAAGCCCCACTTATCTAACCAGCCAGCCGGAATGCGCTCACCTAGACCGTACCGATCATTGCTCACAATGTCGAAGAAAATCCAGGCAGGATTATCCGTCCAAGACAGCTTAAATGTTCCGTCCCACGTGCCGGTATATGTCCGGCGCTCCGCGTCATAATTCGACGGCACGCGAATAATCCGACCTTTCCAATCGTATGAGCGTGTGGGAATGCTCTGAAACTGCGAAGCATCCACCTTGATGCCCACCACCGCGGACATCGGGTACCGGAGCTTGGCATCTACCACCTCCGTGAGCGCATCGACAAACGTGCGGTCGGCGATTGTGCTGCTCGATGCATTGGCAGTGAGACGCGAGACACGAATCGACCATCCAGAACGCGCCGGAGGCAGATCAATACGGTGCGAACGCGCGTATCGTTGGGTCGTCTTCCCATCGAAGGCCGTTTCTAGCGCAACGGCATACGCGCCGCCATCGGTGCTCACCTCAACGCGGTACTCCACCCGATAGCCTGTAATGTCACCATTACTGGTGTTCGCTTGCGACAAGCCATTAACGGCCATGGTCAAACGAATTGCCGATAGCTGAGTGTTGGTGAATGCGCGGACCCAGGGCGTGGTCGCGGTCAACTCCACACTCACCGCCGTCGTGATTTCAGACGCCGGAAATCCGGGGAGCGGGTCTTGGGTCTGCGTACCGGTGCGAAAGTCGATAGCTACGTTCTGAAAATTCAGCGTGCCGTCTTCATTGGCAATGGGCGTTCCATCCAGGTACACATCACGCAAGCCGTTGTTCAGTCCATGTGTCGGACCGTAGACCTCGCCTTCAGATATCAGGTCAATTATTCGGGCAAATGCCGTGCTATGGAGGCTGTCCGGCGACTCCTTCGGACTGCGACCCCCGCCCCCGCTCTTTCCGCCGCCGAAGCCCATCACAGGCAACCCGCGACCTCGGCCGCGCCCAGAAACAACAAGGGCGCCCGAAGGCGCCCTGTTGGCTCGATAGTGTTTCCCTGTCATACCTGGTCCTCTGCGAAGATCCCTGCCGATATCACGGCGCTTCCACAAATCATTCTGCCGTACAACAACGGCGCCGGGCCGCCCTGCGCGCTGGTGTTTACTGGACCGTTAAAGTTGTATGAGGCGCCATTCTCCGGGCTGTCCTGTGCGCTAAGGCCGCGCTGCTGGGGAGAAAGCATTTGGATAACGCCACCCAGGGCCAAGACTGCCCCCATCTTCATCATTGCGGCGCCAATAGGAGCGCCCACGCCGGTATATGTCAGCACAGCGCCAACCACGATCATGACGGCGCCCAGAATCGTCTGAAATAGGCCAGCACGTTTAGCGCCCGCAATAACTGGCGCGATTCGGATTGCGTCCGCGCCTACCGGGTGTCGCAGTTGCTCTTCGCGAATGTTTCGCTTGCCCAAAAAGCAGGCATACCGCACCCCGTGCGCATCGCTATCCGCCAACGCGCGCTCAAAGCCCGGAATCAGCACGCAAAGAGCGCGTATGGCCTCCGCCGTGCTGCTCACCGCCAGCTTATGGATGCGCCCGAAACGCGCGCCCAGCTGCCCGTATAGGCGAACCTCTCGCAATTTCTCGTTCATACAGCCGCCTTGTATCTCAGCACCAACCGAGTCGCCTCACGCCAGTAGCCGCCGTACACCACTCGTTCCGAATCGCGCCCGTACAGGTGGTGGAGCATGGCGTCAGGCACGGGGAACAGATCAGGCGCTTCCGTCAACGCCTGCGTGCCGATGAACACGCCGGCATGGTTCGCGCGGTCGGATCGGATCTGCATCAGCACCACATCACCCGGCGCAATCGCCTCGCTGCTGGCCAGCGGCCGGAACCCCGCCTCGGCGTAGTGATCCATATAAAGGTCGCCGCTCTTCCCCGCTTCCCACCACCCATCATCGCGGTGGAAGTCGGGCAACGTGATGCCGCGCTCTCGCGCGTACCAGTCGCGCACCAGGCTGTAGCAGTCCAGAACGCCATGCGCGAAGGGGCGGCCGAGCAGCTGCGCGGCGTATCCCTCCGGCGCGAAGCCGACCAGTTCGCCGGCCGCCACTTCCCCGGCGTCATCCTTCGCGACCGCGACGATGAACCAGGGCAGGCCCGACGCTTCGCACGCAACGCGGTCCGCTTCGCTGGGCGCTGCTGGCACATCCGGATGCGAGTGAACGACAGCGGTAATGGGGCCGGC